CCCGTCCGACAAAGCCGGGCCGCATAAATCCAGACGCTTCTTTGATCATGAGAGCGCCGATCGTAAGCCCCATAGCGCCTTGCACGGCATCGCCGCCGCGCTCAGCCACTCCATATGAATCGTCGCCAGTCGCTGCCTTTTCCTGCACCGCCATCTCTTCCGCCCGCGTCAGCGTGGCGCCGGCAGCAATCTTCTTCTCCGCCGAGGCCAGGTTCGCCTGTCGCGCGGCTTCCTTGGCGTCGTACTTGATCGTATCCTTCGACTTAACCGCGTCGGAGATCATGCCGGGGACGCCGAACGTCAAAGCGTCAGCAGCCGCCACGACACCGCTGCCGACCTGCTGCGCCGTGCTTTCGCCGGCCTGCGCGGAACCGGCAACTGCAGTCGCAGCCGCCGCCGCGATTGCCACAGGGCCGAGCGCGCGCAAAGCACCCTTGGCGACGGCCTTGCCCGCCGCCTTCGCCGTCGACTCCGCCACTTCGGAGCCGGCCTTCGTCATTCCAGACACCATCTTCTTCGAAGCAGCATTTGCCTTCTTGGCACCAGGCGCAGCTGTCTTTGCCGACTTTGGCGCCGGTGCTTTCTCAGGCTTTGGCAGCTCCGGCGTGCCCTTCGCGCCGATGGCGCGGCCCTGCTCGATGGCAGCCAACGATTTGACGTCCGGCAGAGCCTTCGGAGCGGCGCGGGCGGCGGCATCGGAATAGAGCACGGTCGCGCCCGCCACAATTTCCGCCGTGCCGGACGCTGTCAGGATGGTCTTCGTCGTCTCGTCTTCGGTTTCATCCGCCATCGAACGGGTCGTCAGACCGAGGGCGACCAGGCCAGCGGCCGTGATCAACCCTGCCGGGCCGCGCCCGACCTTCGTCAGCTTGGCCTTGTCCGCCACCTTAACGGTCGCATTCAGCTTGGCGGTCGCACGCTTCCCAGCGGCCCCATCTCCCCCGGCCTTATCCGTCAGCCCCGCCGTCACCTTGGCCAGATCCTGCAACGCCGCGTTCTTGACGGCAACGCTGGCGGTGACCTTCTTGTCGATGGAATTTGCCAGCATCTTGCCGCCGGCGAGACCGGCGGCGTACGTGCCGCCGAGGACCGCCGTGTCGAACTGCTGCTTTTGGCTGCGCGCGGCCGCCTCGTCTGCCCGCTTCTTAGCGTCGGCTTCGATGCGCGTCTTCTCAAGATCCGCCTTGATCCGATCGGCATCCGCCTGCGCCTTCGCGGCATCGGCGTTAGCGGCCGCCGTCTTTGCGTTGGCCTCGGCGATCCGCGCCTTGCTCCGCTGCGCGCCACCGGACTGCTTCTTCGCTTCCTTCGCCATGGAAGGCCTCCGATTGAGATCAGGTCGCGTTCTGCGGAGCCGCCGGCATCGGCGGCATGATCGGCTCGCCGGGCAACGGGACGCCGAGAGCACGCATTTCACGCACTTCCTTCGCCTTCTGGCGCAGCAGCTCTCGCCAGTCGTCGCCTTCTTCCGCCGCCATCTGCTCGATGGTATCGAGACCGAGGTTCCAGCCCTGCAGCTGGCCGCGGCGCTCCTTTTCCGGGTCGAGCATCGGCGGGCCGGACGTCATGAACTTGCCGCGGGCCAGCGCCGGAAGAGCATCGAAGAAGTCTGTTGGCTTCAGCCCCTTCGGCAGATCGATAGCCCTGGCAAAGAACAGCTCTTCGAGGAACCCGCGCACCATCGGCATGCCGATGTCGTAGATAAGATCGTCCCGCGTGACTTCGTGGCCGCGCCAATTCGAGGCGACCGACATGCGCGCCGACGAGTAGTTGACGTCGCTATAGTCCTGGCTCACCGAGATCGGATCGGCGCCGAGACCAGCCGAGAATTTCTTGACCTGCGACTTGGTGAACTCCGGCGCGTTGGCGCCCTTGTTCCCAGGCGTCACCATCTGCAGCTCTTCGCCGGGGACCAGGTGCGGGACGCGGCCACCGTCGAAGCCTCGGATCTTGGCCTCGGAGTGATAGGCGGCGGCGGTGGCGAGCTGATCGAGGATCGCGGCCTTGAACGGGTCGATCGGGTTGCCCTCTTCGTCGACCTCGACCTCCGCGCCCATCACCTCGGCGATCTTGTCGTAGTTGGCCGACGACTTGATGACCATGGCGTACATCGCCTGCATCATCGCGCTCGCGAGATCGGCCTCGGAATACTCCTGCTCCTGCTTCATCGCCCGCATCACCGTCGTGAAGTCGGTGATGCCGCGATGCTGCTCCGGACGCTCCGAAACGAACGAAAGACCGGCGACAAAGCGGCCCCATTCCGTTTCGCGCGGCACGAACGTCCACGACATGCTGGCCGCCGTCGTTCCGATCCCAAGATCGGCCTGGTGCCGGTTGCGGATGTGGTAGCCGATCGGCGCGCCGTGCTCGTCGAGTTCGACGCCAGAGCGCAGGAATTCGGTGTCGGGCCGACCGTGCGGGTTCGACAGGCGGTCCACGTCGATGAACTGGAAGCACGTTCGCCAGCGCCCGAACTGCCGGTATTCACCCGTCATCAGAACTTCGCCGTCGACGATGCGGGTTTTCACCGCCAGCCGCATCATTTGCGAGAAGTTGAGCTGGCGCCGGGCATCGATGAACGCGCCGTCGCCGTGCGCGTACATTTCCCAGATCCGGTCGAATTCCGCGCCCCAGCGGTCGGCTTCTTCCTCGTCGATCCCGAGAAACTTGTGATCAACGCTGGTCGAAAAGCGTAGCTTGCGGCCGACGACGGCCAGCGCGGCAAGGCGGACGATCTGCTTGGCGTAAGGGTGGTTGCGGTAGAGATCGCGGGCGCGGGCGCGAGCCTTCGCGTTGTCGCGGATGATCTCGGCATCGGCCGAACGAAGCGCGGGCTGCCAAGTCGCAATCGACCGGTCGAACTGCGACGCGGCGGCATAGGCGCTGTCGTAGCCGATCCCGCGCATGGCCATGACGCGCGACAAGGCTTGCGCGGCTGGCACCTTGCGCGGCGCGACGGTTACGGCTGTTTCGGTCATGTCAACGCCGTCCATGCATTCGGAAAGGACCGCCGCGACGGGTCGCGGGCTGGCCAAGGTCGTTGAGTTCGGGAAGACCGCAGCCCTTGAACCAGAGCTGACGGTAGAGAGCGATCATCTCGGCGAGCGGCGTGTTCGCATAGCTCGCCTGCTTGTCCTTGTGCCCGGCCTGCGTCACCTGCCGGCCAGACGCCTTGGCGATGATCGCCTGATAGAGCGCGTTCAAATCGTCCTGGACGGTCATTAGCGGAACATCCTGGCGATGGCGGCAGGGTCGCGCAGTTTTTTGGGCTGCACGCGCGGAACGCTGGTGACGGGCGCCGGCCTGTCCCCGCCAGCCACCGGAGACGCGGCGGCTGGCACGGGAACCTCAGGCGGGGCGGTATCGGGTTGCGCCTCGGCGACTTCTGCCGACGGCGCGCGGAGTACGAGTCGGTCGAGACGAATGCGGGTCGCAAGGCGTGCAGCCAGGGCATAGACGAACGTATCCAGCGCCTCGTTCCGCTTGCCGGACGGCAAGACGAACATGCGCTGCATACGCCCGCGCTCGTTGCGCTTGGTGACGACCTTTTCCGATGTCAACTGCGCGAAGTAATCGGCGTTGAACTCGGCGGTGTCGGTCTCTTCGCTGGCCAGCGGAAAATGAATGAAGCCGGGGTTCGGCTCGCCGGCAGCCTTCGGCCGGATCTTCAGCCGGCCATAGATCGAGTCCTTGCCGGTATCCGAACCGATGATCCAGACCTGCTTCTTCTGCTTCGTCAGCGAGAAACGCACCGGCCAGATCGGCTTCGGCCCGTCGTCACCCTTGATCGGGTAGATATTTCTTTGCCGCATGCCGGGGCGAGCGCAGAACGCATAGACCTGCGCGCCATGGTTGCCGCCGGTATCGATGCACGCCGCGCGGATACGAAGCGGCAGGCCGTTGGTCTTGAGCATCGGCTCGCGCAGCAGATCGTCGAGTTCGTCCCAGACGCGCGGCTGAGCCGGATCGCCTGGGATGATGACATAGCGCGCCGGCCAGGATTCCTCGCCATGCCCCCAGGCCACCACCTGGACTTCGAGACGATCGCCCTGCACGTCGACGCCGGCCGTGGCGAAGATGCACGCCTCCGGCATGTCGCGCGGCCCGTACGGCTCGCCGCGCTTGTCGATCTGCGAAGCGTCGACTGTCTCGCCTTCCTCGTCCCACGTTTCCGCGAGAACGGTGTTGACGAAAACCTTCAGCTTTTCCGGGTCTCGATAGGTGCCGGGCAGCTTGCCGTTGGCGGCCAGGAACTCGGTTACGATCTTCGACAGCTTCACCCAGCTCGAGTAGAGCTGCGACAGATGAAACCCTGCGATTCCGTTGAAAGGTGCCGTGGCAATCCAGCGGCCTTTTGAAACCGCTTGCCACCGCTCGGCGTCGGACCAGAGCGTCCCGCATTCGGGGCACTGATAGGCGGCCGTCTCAGGCCTGTGAACTGTGGTCTTGCCGTCTTCAGCAAGCGATTTATCCCACTTCACATTGACCCATTCGAGCGTCTGCTCGTGCTGGCAATGCGGGCAGGCCACGTGAAAGCGGCGCTTGTCGCTGCGATTGTAGTCGCGCTCGATCACGGACTGGCCTTTGATCGTCGGCGACGAGCCCTTCAGGGTTTTGCGATTCCAGAAGGTTTCCTGGCGCTTCGATGCGAGAGTCATCGGATCGCCTTCGTCGCCCGCCGAGAGGGGATAGCGGTCGGTTTCGTCGCACAGCACAATGCGGATGGGGCGCGACGCCAGGTTCGCCGGAGCGTTCGCGCCAATGATGGCGAGGCGTCCACCCGGGAATGACTTTGAAAAGATCGTGTTTTTCGAGTCCCTCGACTTGCGGTCCTTGATCCTGCCGCGCAGGCGGGGCGTGTCTCGGATCATGGGCTCGAAGCGGTGCTTCGACCATTCTTCCGCGATCTTTTCCGTCGGCATCAGCACGAGCATCGGACACGGCTCGCGGTCCATTGCGTAACCGATGATGTTCCCGAGCACGGCTGTCCAGCCGACCTGCGTGGACTTTTGAAAAACGATCTCTTCGACGAGCGTCTCGTTGAATGCGTCCATGACGCCGCGCATCGGCTCCATGCGCGACGTGCGCCAGCGGCCGGGCTCGGC